TTGATCGAGCTTCTGGTCCGCACACAGTCCGCAGGGCGGGTAGACTCCTGCGTCATGTTGAAGCGCAGTTCGCGGGCCGATACCGAGGATCGCTGGCACCGGCCTGCACGCAGAAACGAACAGATCGGGTGGCCCGCCGACAGCCCAGACGGGCCGGTTTGGTGCACCGACCCGAAGCACGGCACACCGGGCACCCTCGTGTGCACGATCCGCCACGGTCGCGGCAAGCGGTGGTTGGCCCGATGGGTTGACCATGACGGCAATGAAAGGTCCAAGAGCTTCGACCGCAAGCCGCAGGCCCAAAGTCACATCACCACGGTCACCACCGACATGACGACGGGTACCTATGCCGATCCGCGCCGAGGGGCCATCACGTTCGGGGCGGTGGCCGAGCAATGGTTTGCGGCCAAGTCCACCAGCGTGAAACCCAAGACTGCTGCCGACTACCGCAGCGTTTTGGACACGGTGGTGTTGCCCAAGTGGGAAACCGTGAAGCTCCGCGATGTCGACCACGCCGACATACAGGCTTGGGTGTCCTGGTTGGTGACCAATCCGGCGGCACGCCAGCGACCCGCCAAACGCGACGACGGGGAAACCGACGACCGGGGTTTATCCCCCGCGCGGGTGATTCACGCCCACCAAGTGCTTGACCAGATTTTGCGGTACGCGGTCAGGTCGAAACTGATCGCGGTCAACCCGGCCGACGATATCGAGCTGCCCCGCAAGGTGACGCCGGAAAAGGCAGCGCTTACTCATGGTCAGGTTCGGGAACTTGCTGACGCTGCCGGGGATTTGGCGACGATGGTTTACGTGTTGGCGTATGCGGGCTTGCGGTACGGGGAGTGCGCCGGCCTCCGGGTTGGAGACGTGGACACAGTTCGCGGTCGGTTACGGGTGTCGCGATCAATCAGCTATGTGACGGGCACCGGGTTGGTTGAGGGGACTACCAAGACCCACGCGAGCAGAACGGTGCCGGTGCCCAGATTCGTTGCCGACCGGCTGGCCGCTGAGATCAAGGGCAGGGATGCGGGGGAGCGGCTGTTTCCCTGTGAGGGTTACGACTCCATGCCCTTGGACTACTTCCGCTGGCGATTCGACAAAGCGGCCGCGAAGGCCGGATTGCCTGGCACGACACCGCACACGCTGCGGCACACAGCGGGTTCGTTGGCGTTGGCGTCGGGTGCCTCGGTGGTCACCGTGCAAAAGCTATTGGGCCACCAGTCGGCCATTACGACGATGACCACGTACGCGCATATGTTGCCGGATGATTTCGACAGCCTGGCCGCTGCGATGGACAGGGCGGCGCAGGCCGGGTAGGTGGGGCATTTGCCCCAGTAGAAAACCCGGTATTCGCTGTCCGGTTGTTGGTAATGCGCGGTGGTAGACTGCGGAAATCGGGACGAGCCGAAATCACTTCACCATGTTCGACCCAAACCAACCGGACTAGAACCGGTCATATTGAGTACGAACCATTGTAATCCGGAGTGATAATGTCAGAACGATTGACGCTTAAAGAAACGTCTGAATTCCTACACGTTCCCGTAAACACCCTGCGCTGGTGGCGGACATGCGACGAGGGCCCGCGATCCTATTCGCTAGGCCGGAAAGTCTTTTACGACCAGTCCGACCTTGAGCGCTGGGTTGAGTCACAAAAGGCCGGAACAGTGCGCGGCGGTGCCCGGTGACTATCGACACCGCCGGACCAACCGTTGAAGGTGAAATCGTTCTCGGCACCGACGAGGCGAAAGAACTCACCAGGCAAATCCGCCAAACCACCGCAAACCTATGGGAACTGGTTGTGAAGGCTTATGACGGCCGCGCTTGGGTGGCGCTGGAATATTCCAGCTGGGATTCCTACTGCTCCACCGAGTTCAAGAACGCGAAACTTCGCCTACCCCGCGAGGACCGCGAAGCGGTAGTGATGTCCCTGCGAGACAACGGTCTTTCTACCCGGGCGATAGCCTCAGTGACCGGCATCAGTCCATCGACTGCCGCACGGGCGCTACGCGGCGCAGGCGTGTCAAATGACGCACCTGTCAAGGGAAGTGACGGCAAGGTGTACGACCTATCCGAGCGCCGGCAAGCGAAGCAACCCGAAAGCCGGCGGCCAAATCTCAAGGTAGACACCGGACCCCTCAACAGGGCCACCAAATCCCTCAAGTCACTTCGCAAAGACGACCGCTTAGAACGGAACAAAGAGAAGATACTCATTGACCTTCGATGGCCGGTCAATGATCTACTGCGAGCACTGAGAGATATCGACCCGAGTTTAGTTGGTGACCCCAGGCCAGGTATGACCAACTACTCAAAAGGCATTCAGAATATTTCCAGTGCTCTCGGTGAAGAAACCCTCACCGACCAAGAACTAGCAGAAGCATTGGGTGCTGCCCAATTTCTTTACGAGTTACTTCGCGGGGAGAAATTAATCAGGGACACTTCTCGGAGCTAGGGCTGGGAGTTGTTACACCTGTCCCTGTAAAAGGGGACAGGTGTATGCAGCTTCTCTCGTGTGCTGAGGGTGGTCGCTGCTGACTGTGGGCTACGGGAATTACTCGCCTGCCCTAGGGCCGGAAAACCCCGCCGGGTCTACTGTTGCGCGGCCGGGCCTACCTTTACACGCGCGCCTGACGGGTCGGAAAGGTGATTCCGCTCTAACCGGAGACGACCGGGACAGTTAGGCCCGTACCCCGAATGAACGTCGGGGTTAACGCAGGGGAGAACTTCGTCCCCACATTTAGAATATCACCCGAATTGAACCAAACCCGCAATCCAAAGAATCTTTTCACTGCTGAATCAATTCGGCCCATAGCCGCCTTATACTAGACATGTAGGTACATATATCCGCAAAAGGAAAAGATTGACGTGAACGCCAACAGTCGGCCACCGTGCCCACATTGCGGCGGCTGGATGGATACCCAGATTGCCGACGCCCTGCGGTTCGTTCGCCAGCACGGTGGCGCTGTTCGTCCCGCTGAGGTCCAAGAGCACCTGGGCGCGTCGGCGCGCAAGGCGAACGAGGTTCTCTGGACGCTGGCCCAGCGTGGCTTACTGGCACGGATCGGCCACGGCGTATACACCGCCGACCTTGCGTTAGGTCGGCGGTTCCTGCTGGAACAGCTAGAGCGGCTGACCCCGGCGTGACTCACTCGGTCTCGTTCTGCTGCCTGGAATGCGGCCGGTATTCCGGTGGTGGCCGATACTGCCATGACTGCCAGGGCCAGGAGCAGGGCGATGACATTTAAGAACATCACCCTGTTGCAGCCCGATGTGCATACTCTGATCGTCTCGCGTCATCCCAATCGACGCGACGGTGATTGTGTCTCAGTGCAATTCGATGACACGAAACATGGGCGGTTCCTGCTGGCGCTATCCACTGAGACCGCCGACTATTTGGCAACCCTTTTCGCCACTGCGGTGCATTCTCCCCGTATAGGGGCTATAGCCGACCAGCGGCGCGCCCAGCAGCGCGAAAGCAGGCCATGATTGCCACGCTGAGCGACGTTCCCATCGGGCCGCATACGTTCCACGGTCGGGACGATCTAGGCGCGTACAGAGCAAATCAGAGGCTATGAGTATCTCGATGTTGGGCGGCGGTGAGACCGTGCAGATTTACCGGGGAACGCGGAACCGCTTCGGAGATAGAGACGACGAACTTATCGGCACCATCACCAACGCTCTGTACCAACCAGCCTCCGGCCCGACCATCCGGTACGACTCAATCGGAGAGTTCGCCGAGGCGTCGAAATCAGAGGCCGGATGGTGGCTCCCAAGGTCCAGCGCGGTAAAAGCCCAAGACAAAGATCGAATCGTCAGCGGCACAAGAACATACCGGGCAATCGGTGACCGCCAATGGGATACGGACCATCCGATCACTGGTTCCAATCTCGGATACTATTTCATAGCAACGGAATTGGTGATGTAATGCTCAAGCCGTGCCTGACCTGCGGTGCGCTATCAGACGAATCACGCTGCCCCACACACAATTCGAACAAACCATCACCCACCGAACGCGGATATGGTTGGCAATGGGACAAATTGAGCCGTGCCGCCCGCCGGCTCCAACCATGGTGTTCGGAGTGCTTGTCCACCAATGACTTACAGCTCCACCATACGGAATCTGGGTGGCAGCTTATCGCAGACGGTAAACGCCCAACCCTCAAACACGTCGCGGCGGGCCTATTCGAGGTCACCTGCGGACCTTGCAATCGCAGCAAACCCCCAGTGCGACCACCGAATAGTCGGGCTTGACAAACCCGGCGCAATGCTATCTCCGCGGTACACAGGAATCACAAATCCAGCAAACCACCATGAGTGCATCGAATACCACCCGCAACCTGCGGGTATGCCAAATGTGTTGTATAGCAACAAGCTTACGTCAGCAAACACGCTGCAACACAACAACACTGAATCACGTTGAATCACATTGCACGACACCGCATCTCAACCCAATCGCCATACATCTGCCCAACACCCCGGGGGGTACCCAGCAAACGCGACGACAACTCGACCCGTCCCGGTCGCCGTTGACAATTAATTACCTTACCTAATTACCTTATTCGTATTGCGAATTAGCCATTCTTTCCAGCAAATGCGCCATTCTTTACTGCAAATTGCGAGTGTTGAATTCGCGAATCATTAAGTAGCGCATACCTTTTCGATAGAGCTTGAGAAATTAGAGCAGGACCCAAGGCGCGCGTTGACCCGTCGCCAATTCCCTTTATTCCCAACGGTTTACCGTCAGAACAGTTCGACCAGTTCTGCCGTGAGTTCCTAGTGGTTACAAAGGGTTTCGGTGCGCAACAGGCTTTCCGGTTGCGTTCGTGGCAAAGGGATTTGGTGGCATCGGTGCTGGACCGGCCGATACGTCCCCGTACTGCGGGCTTCATGTTGCCGCGCGGCAATGGGAAATCCAGTTTGCTTGCTGCACTTGCTATCTGGGAGCTGTTCTGCGGTGGGGATTCGGCGAGGGTGGTTATCGTCGCGTTCTCAAAAGACCAGGCGCACCACATTTTTGACACCGCCCGCCGTATGGTCCAGCTCTCGCCAGAGTTGTTGTCGCGCTGCCAAGTTGGTAAGGATCGGCTGTTCATCCCGGCGCGTGATGCCACGTTAGAGACTTTACCGGCGGAACCGGCCGCGCTGGAAGGGTTGGACTACACGCTGGCGTTGCTGGACGAGGCGGGCCGGGTGGCACGCGAGACGTACGAGGTTCTGACCCTGGCGCAGGGGAAACGGCCGGTGTCGAGCCTGATTGCCATTGGCACGCCGCCACCGGACCCGACTGATTCGGTGTTGACCGACCTGCGGGATATGCACGCCGAGCTTGGTGACGAGTATGTGGTGTGGAGAGAGTTCTCCGCCAACGCTTTTCAGGACCACCCGCCTGACTGCGAACATTGCATCAGGCTGGCGAATCCCGCGTTAGGTGACTTCCTGGCTGAGGATTCGGTGCGGTTCGTCAAGACGGCCCGCGAGAACACATTTCGGCGTGCCCGCTTGTGCCAACTGGTTAACGACACCACCGGAGAATTTCTCCCCGATGGCGTATGGGCTTCCCGGTCCACCGGCAAGAAGATCCCAGCCGGTTCGCGAGTCTGCATAGCTCTGGACGGTTCGCACTCCGATGACTCCACCGCGTTGGTCATCGGCACCGTCGCCGAGGAACCCCATTTCGACGTGTTGGAAATGTGGGAGAAACCCACCGGAGACGAGACGTTTAAGGTTCCCATAGCTGACGTGGAGGAATGTATTCGGCAGGCCCGCAACAGTTTCCGGGTGGTTGAACTGGTGGCCGACCCGTGGGGCTATTCCCGCACTTTGCAGCTACTCGAATCCGAAGGGTTGACGGTGGCGGAGTTCCCGTGGTCGCCCACCCGTCTGGTCGCGGCCACCACCGACCTGTACAACGCGGCGGTGAACGGCAACGTCACACATTCCGGCGATCCCCGGCTAGCCGCCCATGTGGGTAACGCGGTGGCGGTGCGGGATTCACGGGGCTGTCGCATCTCCAAAGCTTCCCGCCGGGGCAGGAAAGTCGACGCCGCCGCTGCCCTTGTCATGTGCCACTCACGTTGTACGTGGTACGGCACCCGTAAATCCAAGACTTACAGAGTGATTACTTCCCGATGACTTCCGATATTCTCGCCGAGCTTCTCACCGAGCTTGATTCCCGACAGGGCATGTATGCCGAACTTGAGCGGTACGCCACCGGCACCCAACCCTTAACCCTGTTGACCACAGAGCAGCGTAAGGCTCTCGACAACCGGCTATGCCGCATGGCGATCAATATTCCGGCCCTTGCCGTGTCCTCACTGGTGGAGCGGCTGAGGGTTTGTGGTTTCAGCGACCCACGGGCATGGAAGCTATTTCTTGACGCGGAGCTTGACCAGCTGGCACCCGACGCCATGACCGACGCACTGACCTACGGCATCGGATTCGTCCTGTGCTGGACTAGGGCCGGGAGGCCGGTGGCCTCAGTGGAGTCCCCCCGCGAAGTCGCAGTGTTGCGCGACCCTGCCGACCGAACGGTGGTCGCCGCCGTGAAGCGGTACAGCACCAAGGACACGACCGAAGCATATGTCTATCTGCCTGACCGGGTAGAGCACTGGCGCGCACCCACTACCGGGTCGGCGGTGTCGGGGTTCGTCGCGGTGGACACCATCGAACACAACCTCGGGGTCGTGCCAATGGTCCCCATCGACAACGGCCGAAGCGAGATTGAAGACCTCCGCTCCCTTGTCGACTCCCTGACCAAGGTCACCTTGGACATGGTGCTGGCCAGCCACGCGGCCGGGTTCGGCCGGCGGTGGGTCTCCGGTATCACCCTGGCCGAGAAACCCCGCCTGGACGACCAGGGGAACCCGGTGCTGGACGGGGACGGGCAACCCGTCATTGACACGGTGAGCCCGTTCGATGAACAGGCCACAATTCCCTGGGCTATCGCCGAACAGCCGGAAACCAAGTTCGGCAGCTTCGATGAACCCACCCTCGGCGGTTTCGAGACGGTGGTTCGCGTCCTGACCTCCAAAATCATGGCCATCTCGGCACTGCCTAGTCACTATCTCGGGGTCCTGGCGGCGCAACCCACCTCGGCCGACGCACTCAGAGCGTCCGAGGCTTCTCTGACCGCCCGCGCCGAATCCAAACAACTGCGCTTCGGCCGAGCGTTTGAACAGGTGGGTCGACTGCTGATCGCACTGGACACCGGGTTGCTTCCCGAGTCGATCCCGCTGCGTGTCCATTGGTCCGACGCCGCCACCCGTTCGGCAGCGCAAGAGGCCGATGCCGCCGTGAAGCTGCACGCGGCCGGGATCATCAGCCGCGCTACCACCCTGCGGCGGTTGGGCATGACCGACGACGAGATTGCCGCCGAGCTGGCCCAGATCGACGCCGAAAGCAATCCAACCAACCCACCCTTAAACGTGCCTCAGAAACGCTCTGAGGCCGAGAAATGATGACAAGTGAACGACGCTGAGATTCCCGCCACCGATTTACCTGACACCGACGCTGATACAGCCCACACGACCGACACTGCCGACCCGACCGACGTAGAGAGCGACCCGGCCGAGGACACCCTGGCGAAGGTGCGCCGAGAAGCCAGAAACCTCCGCGACCGCCTCAAGACGGCTGAGGCCCGCGCCGACGAACTGGCCCACCGGCTGCACACCGAGCTTGCCCGCGCGAACGGCAAGCTGGCCGACCCCGAAGATTTCCCGTTTAACCCTGACTTGCTGGACGACACCGAAGCAATGAACGCGGCCATAGATGCCCTACTGACCCACAAGCCACACCTACGTTCCCGCGCACCCAAAGGCGACATCGGACAGGGCGCGCGCGGCAATGGCTCTATCCCGCTGGACTTTTCGGCATTCCTGCGCCAACCGTGAGTTATACTTAGGGTAGCTAAACGCCCCGGCGGCGACAGCTTCGGGCCAGGTGCCCACCCTCTACACCCTGGCGGTGACCTCTAATCAACCCGTCTATCTATCAAGGCATTTCATTCAATGGCAGTACTGAACTCCAATCTCGCCGCCGCGTGGACACCCGAGGACTACGGCAAACTCATTGATCTGGTGATCGCAGAGAAGTCGATTGCATTCCAAGCGGGAACCGTCATCTCCACCGGCAGCGAAACCATCCGCTTCCCGATGCAGACCGCCGACCCTTCCGTGGGTTGGTATGCGGAGAACACGCAAATCTCGCTGGCCGACCCGTCGAACAACGAACTGGTCATCACACCAAAGAAAGTCGCCGGTCTGACCCAAACCAGCAACGAGGCCGCAGAGGACTCCAACCCGGCAGTGGCCGAAGTCATCGGCCGCAGCCTGGCCCGTTCCATCGCCAAGAAGATCGACGCCGCGTTTTTCGCAAATACGACCAGCAATGGACCGTCTGGCCTGTTGTCGCTGTCGGCGTCGTACAACGTAGTGGACACCGGCACCATCACGTGGGATTCACTCGACCCGATCCACCAGGCCAAGCATGACGCTTTGGCGGACGGTGCCGAATTGACGCACATCATCCTTGCCCCTGACGTAGCCCTGACGCTGGCGACCGCCAAGGAGACGGCGGACTCGTTTAGGGGTCTGCTCGACAACGTTGCCGATGGCGTTTCGCTGGCTGGCCTTAAGTTGCTGGTGTCCACCGACGTGGCGTCGGGCAACGCTTGGGCGGTGGACGCTTCGCAGGTCATTGTGGCGCAGAGAACCGGAACGAAGATCGTCAAGAGCGATCAGTCCGCATTCGACTACGACGGGGTACAGATCCGCGCGACCGCGCGGGTGTCGTGGGGATTCGCGAACCCCGCTGGCGTGGTCCGGCTGTACGACGCTGCGTAATGGCTGCGCCAACGGTGACCGACGTGGTTAACCTGTTGGGCACCACACCACCCGATGCCCAAGTCACACAAGCGTTGTCGGTCATCACCAACATCGCTCACGCCTACACCCGTGGCGTGGGATTTACCGAGGGCGAACCGAACGATGAAATCGCCGCGGTGATCCTCACCGCGACCGCGCGCCTGCTGCGCAACCCGTCCGGGCTGCCGGTGCGGGAGCAGATGGGACAGATCGTGGTGGACTATCGCGGCGGCTTCACCGGGTGGTCCATCGGGGAGCGGGACACGCTCAACCGCTACCGGGTGTCCGCCCTCTAACTGAATTGACTTCCCGGTGTCAGGCCGGGGAGAAATCCCGGCCCTATGCCGGGGACACCCTGACAGGTAACCCCTCCTTTGTTGGTTCCTTGGGGTTATCCGAACAACACCGGCCCTGTGGTGATCCCACAGGGCCGGTGTCTTGCTTATGCACCGAACACCGAATAATGCGACGGCGGAAATGCCAACTTCAACCATTGTGGAATATATTAGGAAACCTACGTAGGTGACATTGGGGGCGGGAGTTTCAGAGGCCGAAAACTGATGGATTGGTAATCTGGCTTGTCAGGGTCGGCAGATGCCCAATGCTCCGCCACCATTCCTCCACCAGCGCTGATCGGGCCCCGTTGCTCAAATCGCCAGCCCCTCCTGTCGAAAAATCCGAAACTTGTCGTTGTGGTTGGTATCTCAGGGCCCCCAAGATTGCTCATCAGCATGCCCCCGATTCCAGACGAAATTTGCGTCTTTCGGGGGATGAAGACGCAGAGGGCGTCCGCGCCGACCTTTGGATTATCTTTTGCAACTAATCGCTGAATCTTCACCATCAGCCGAATCGCTTGATTGATGTTTGTTGGATCGCGCAGCTTTTTTCTGACATGGCGGGTTAGTAACTTGCCCTGAAATTCGTTTAGCGGCTGGCCCGCCACATGGGTGCCGATGCGGTGACCGCGGACCATCGTGCCTAGAGCGCACCGAAAGCTGAGAGGTTTTCGCAAAATGCCTGTTCTTTCATCGAAATTTGTGATTGCGGCCACCAGTGGGACCTGCCTGTGGTCGAATCCAGCAATAACAATTGCAAGGCGCCTATCCCAATTTCCTGGCAGCTTCTGCACTCGCTGCTGCGCGGCTTTATGTAGCGCCGCAACCCCCAATTCGAATAATGGGTAATCCGAAAGAACATTGGCGATCCAATGCGAGGTTGGCTCACGCGCATAGCGGTCGATTCTTGACATGCCGGTAAAGCCAGCCGTGAAGGAGTTATTCCAGCAGATGAGTTTGGTGTAATTTTCGTCGTCAATCAAGATGGACTTTGACTTAGGTTGCCCTTTGGTGAGTCGCCGATCTGATACCTGAATAATGAAATCTCTTGAAAAAACTGTTTGAATTAGCGTCATCGGGATGGCGGCAATAGATTCAGTGAAACTTCTATAGGTACCTTTGCACTCCACCGTGCCCGTGGCAGGTCCCGCCAGAATGCGGGTGCTCACTGAACGACCAGCTTCCATCTGCACATTGGGCGGTAGCCCCTGGCGGCTGTGATCCGCCTTGCTGTGGATAGGGGACGCAATCGCCAGACGACGCGATATAGCAGGGTGGTGAGGGCGTTGTGGGGTTGGCGTAGGCCGGTGCCGCCAGAACGGCCGGTGCCGCCGTGATCGCCGCTGCCGTGAGAACCACCCGAAGAAACATGCGCCCAACCTCCTTGTTGGATTGACAAGACGCAGCGTACGGCGGTCGGGGGTCGCTCGTGGTGGGTTTGGGGAAACTTCGGTCAAGCCTGGGTGCCCCGCTGAGAAGCCTGCAGGGGACACGAATGCGGCCGGGGTTGGTGTGGTTGGTTGGGTGTCGACACCGCAGTCCGCAGTGTGGTCCGCAAGATCCCCGGCCGGAGCCGGCAGGCGCCATTAATTCTCGTCTGTCAGTTCTGTTGTGCGCGTTGGGGATTTGATCCAATTCTCGGCAATCCCCGTCAAGCACCCTTGAATCCCATTTCCGCAGGTGGGCCGATCTCATAATCCGTTGGTCGCGGGTTCGAGCCCCGCCCGCCCCACTCAACGTTTGTGCAGGTAGACAACCAAATCGGTGTTTGCTCAAGTCTATTCAATCGGCCAAGTTGACCGCGCTGTCAACACGCTGTCAACATACCAACGTTTGTACCAATCGCGGCCCTGAACGCCAGCAAACCCCACCCGGCTACCCGCGACATGCCACAGCGCCCACAGAGCCGGTCGATTCAAAGCGCCAGAACCAATGCGGCCCGATTCAATGGCGCAGACAGCCACACAGAGCCATCGAACACCCGTGCGAACCTGTCCACTACCGCCACGCCAGCCGATCACCAGGAACGCGATTGCGACCGGCCCAGAGCCACGCAGAGCCACGAACACCCGTTGGCCGGTGGACTTGCCCACCGATGGGCAGGTAAGCGCCCAGCCGCGTTGATTGTTTCTGCGGCTTTGAACCGTGGCACGAACGGGTCTGCTGCACAGATAGGTGACAGCGGTTAGGCCGCCTGTTCGGCGGTCTGGGTCATGATGGTCTCGAATTCGATGGGCGTCAATCGGCCGAGTGCTGTCTGACGGCGACGACGATGGTAGGTGCGTTCGATCCAGGTGATGATCGCGATCCTCAGCTGTTCGCGGGTGTCCCAGGTTCGGCGGTTCAGGACGTTTTTCTGCAGCAGCGAGAAGAAGGACTCCATGGCGGCGTTGTCGCCGGCCGAGCCCACTTGGCCCATCGAGCCAAGCATGCGGTGACGAAACAGGCTCTGCTGCAACTCCCTTGACCGAAATTGACTACCGCGGTCGCTGTGTAGCACACAGCCGGCCACCTTCGCGGCGCGGCGAGCAACCGCGGAATCGAGTGCGGCAACAGCGATGGAGGATTCCATCCGCTCAGCCATCGAATAGCCGACGATGCGGTTGGACCACACGTCCTTGATCGCGCACAGGTAGAGCTTGCCTTCCCGGGTCGGGTGCTCGGTGATGTCGGACAGCCACAGCTGGTTGGGGCCCGCGGCGGTGAAGTCCCGGCGCACGAGATCGTCATGCGCCGGAGCCCCCACTTTGGCCTTCTTCCCGCGTTTCTTCTTGCCGAAGACGCTGAACCAGCCGTTGGCGCTGCAGATCCGCCACACCGTGCGCTCCGCTACACAGAACCCGGCGGCCTTGGCTTCATCGGCCAGAAACCGGTAGCCGAATTCCGGGTCGTCGCGGTGGGCGTCGAACAGGGCGTTGGCCAGATGCGCCCGGTTCCACTCGGTGTCGGTCACGGGTTGGTCGAGCCAGCGGTAGTAGGGCGCGCGAGCGATGTTGAGGACCCGGCACGTCACCGTGACGGGGATACCGTCGGCGGCCAACTCACGGACGAACGGGTAGATCAT